ATGAGGCTTATACAAAGCTGAAATCGGTCTTTACTGGTGAGACGGAATCGCTGAAAGATCTCGGTGTCGTAATGACACAAACGGCTCTTGATTCCTATGCCATGGCAAATGGCTTTGGTAAAACAACCTCGGCAATGACTGAGGCGGAAAAAGTAGCTCTACGATATCAGTTCGTTCAGGACCAGCTGTCTGCAGCACAGGGCGATTTTGCCCGTACGTCTGATTCGTGGGCCAACCAGTGCAGGATTCTGAGCCTGCAGACGCAATCACTCATGGCTACGATTGGACAGGGACTGATCAATCTGTTTACCCCGGTAATCAAGGTGATCAACATTGCAATCGGTAAACTTGCTACGCTGGCGAATGCATTTAAAGCATTTACGGAACTGATTACAGGGAATAAAGCCAGCAATGGCGGCAGTAATGGTGTATCAGAGATAGCTGCTTCTGCAGCAGATGCAGGTGACAGCCTTAACGGTGCTTCTGATGCAGCTTCTAATCTGACTAACAATACCAATAAAGCTGGCAAGGCAGCACAGAATGCAGCAAAGAAAATGAAATCCCTTATGGGATTCGACCAGATCAACAAACTTGATTCGCAGTCCAGTACATCATCTTCAGGAACTTCACCATCGACAGGCAGTACAGGAACGGCAGGGAATGGAGTTGATTATGGAAAGCTTGCTGATGGCGATACAGTCATCGATAAGACAGATGAAAAGTTATCTGCTCTGCAGAAACGTTGCCAGGAACTTGCAAAACTGTTCAAGAAGGGTTTTGAAATTGGATTTGGCGATTCTCAGAAAAAGATAGATTCCATCAATAAATCTGTAAAGAATATTGGTAAAAATCTGAAAGAGATCTTCACGGATACAGCAGTTGTAAATGCGGCAAATCGATGCGCAAATAATATCGCTCTTGCTTTTGGCAAGATTACTGGTTCTACGGCCAGAATCGGGCTTACGCTGGCAGACAATCTTGTTGGAGGCGTTGATAAATACCTTGCAAAGAGCAAAGGTTATATCAAAAAGCGCATTGTTTCATTATTTGATGCGACAGGTGAGATTGCGAAACTCTCAGGAGATTTCAGCGTTGCGCTGGCAGATATCTTTGATGTTTTTTCAGGAGATGATGCCAAGGCAATCACTGCAGATATCATCCAGGTATTTGCAGATGGATTTCTTGGAGCTGCAGATTTGGCAGTTAAATTCAAAAGAGATTTTGTATCACTTTTTACTGTTCCGGTCATCCAGAATACAGACAAGATCTCCGAAACACTGGAGAACATGCTTGGACGTTGGAGAGTTACGTTTGATGCTCTTTCACAGAGTTTTACTGATACATTCGACAAAATCAATTCAGTTTATGATCAGTATTTCAAACCCTTTGTTGACTCCATCACACAAGGCATATCGGATATCCTTGGAACATTCCTTGATGCTTATAATACATATCTTTCACCATATCTGGACTATATATCAGATAAATTCAGCTCTGTATGGAAGGAACATGTTCAGCCGGCACTGGATGGAATTCTTGAATTGCTTGGTAAAGTATTTGAGAATCTAAAAGCATTATGGGAAACAGCACTGGTTCCATGTATCGAATGGATAGTTAACAATGTAATGCCGGTTCTTGGACCGATCATTGGAGGCCTTGGAGAGCTTATTTTAGATCTTCTGGCAGTTGCAGGTGATGTGATTAAGGGGATTACAGATATTCTGGGTGGTTTCATTGATTTCTGTACCGGTGTATTTACAAATGATTTCTCGAAATGCTGGCAGGGAATTGAAGAAATCTTACAGGGATTCAAGACAATTGCAACATCAATCTTTGACTTTGCGAAGAAATACACCTTCCAGCCATTCATTGATTATGTGAAGGGGATCTTTCGGACAGACTGGTCGCAGAGCTTTGGTCTGTTGGGAACAGTCCTGAATACATTTTTGGAATCCGTGAAGCGTATTTGGGGAGACGCCAAGACGATTTTTAATGGAATCATAACTTTCATAAAAGGTACATTTCATGGAAATTGGAAGCAGGCGTGGTCCGGAATTAAAGATATCTTTAAGGGAATTTTCGATTCCCTTGTGGCATTGGCAAAGACTCCGCTGAATGCCGTGATTGACATAATTAATAATTTAATGCACAAACTCAATTCCGGACTGTCTGCGATAGAAAACGCATTTTCTTTCAGCTATGATTTTACCAACCCTATCACTGGAACAAGACATTATGGCCATTATGGAATGTCTCTTCCTAGAGTTCCGACTATTCCGCATCTGGCGAATGGCGGTTATGTGAAGCCGAATACTCCGCAGTTGGCCATGATTGGCGACAACCTGCATCAGGGAGAGGTCGTGGCACCGGAAGACAAACTGAAAAAGATGGCAATTGAAGCAGCTCTGGCAGCAGGCGGAACTGGCGTAAGCAAAGCAGAACTGGAATCAATTATAAATCGTGCTGTGATGCGGATTGTTGCAGCATTGACCGATATGGGATTCTACTTGGACTCCACACAGATTGCAAAAGCAACACAGGAAGCAAAAGCAGCCATGGACATCAGATACAACTCAGTGGAGGTGAAGTGATATGGCAAAGAAAATATTATGGTCCGGGAGCACTACGCTTCCGGCACCAACATCATTGAGCGTAAATGATGAGATCATATGGACATCTGATACCGGTCGTACATTGGCAGGATTAATGGTTGGAGCAGTAGTTGCACAGAAGAAAAATTTAAGTATAAAATGGGAATTTCTGACAGAAGCACAGGTGAAAACGATTAAAAATACGTTGGTTCCAGGATTCTTTCCGTTCTCATTTCGTGATGATGGAATTGATATCACGATACAAAGCTACCGAGGTACGCTGAGCAAAGAACATTTAGGAGATATTGGAGATGGCTTGTATTGGTACAGATCTGTATCTGTAGATATTATTCAGAGGTGACAGGATGATAAAGACAACTGCAGCTTACAAAGAAGCTTTAAAAGAAAAAGGAATATTTCACCACAAAGCGATCATTGATTTCCCAGACGGAAGCAACGACACTGTGGAAGATCTGGATATCTATACATTTCAGATATCTGATGGTACTTCAAACACAAGCAGCTTCGACCTTGGCGCGGCGATAGCACAGCAGTTAACACTGAAGATAAACAATATTGATGGAAGATTTGATGAGCATGACTTCAACGGTGCCGTAATAACTGCACAAGTAGGGTTGGAATTATTGAATGGGTCTGTTGAGTGGCTGGATAAAGGTAAATTCACAGCGGAACCAGGGGAAGAGTCTGGCAATTCGATATCTGTAAAGGCTTTTGATGATATGACCAAGTTTGATCAGCCGTATTCCCTCAGCAAACTTGTATATCCGGCTACCCTTGGAACCATAGTAAGGGATGCCTGCAGTTGCTGCGGAGTTACCCTGGCATCAGATACAGCAACTTTTGACAATGATAATTTTATTGTACAGAACCGACCAGATGACTCTGCGTTGACTTTCCGGCAGGTATTGCAGTGGGTAGGCCAGATTGCATGTAAGTTCTTCAGGATTGATCGATTTGGAAAATTGTCCGCGCGGTGGTACAACACAGATCTCCTGGAAGCGACCTGGGCTCGAAAGGAAGATACGATCTGGACTGATATTGCTGGAAATGCGATATTAGATTCAAAAGGTCAGGAAATTAGTACAGTTATAGAAATACCATTAAAAAATGGTAATTTAAATATAATAGATGCCAACGATACTGATGAGATTTTAAAAATCAGCGATCTTTTAACAGGCTCAACGATACAGACAGACGATGTAGTGATTACTGGGATTCGCGTGGGCGAGGAAGATGGAGATAGTGCAGAGGAAACAACTCATCAATACGGTTCAGATGGATATGTTTTGGAAATCTCCGGAAACAAGCTGATCCAAGATGGAAGTGGAGCAACTGTGGCTGCATATCTGGGTGAACGTTTAAATGGAATACAGTTTCGTCCAATGTCAATCAGCACACCTGCAGATCCCGCACGGGAAGCGGGTGACCTTGGCCTTGTGATCGATGCAAAAAAACGGTACCACAAAACAATCTTCACGAATGTGGAGTATACGGCTCATACATCACAGAATCTGATATCTGGTGCTGAAGCACCTACGCGCCTCTCAAGTACGAGATATAGTCAGGCTACTAAAGTTTACAAGGAACTGCGAGCAAATCTCAAAAGACAGAAAACAGAGTGGGATACTGCATTTGACAATCTGCAGGAAGCGATGAAAACAAAGAATGGTCTTTTTCCAATCCATGAAACAATGGAAGATGGAAGTACCATTCTTTATTTTTGCGATAAACCCGAATTGTCCGAAGCTACGATCGTAGTGAAATTTAGTGCAGCAGGCTGGGGAATGTCAACAGATGGCGGAAAGACCTGGAATTCTGGCTGGCTGGTTGATGGCACTATGATCGCTGCAATACTAAACGTAATTGGTATCAATGCAAAATGGATTAATGCCGGGGCATTGACAGTAAAAGATTCTGACGGAAAAACTATATTCGAAGTTGACATGGACAAAAAGTCTGTATATATGGATCCTGATACACTGACTATCGGAGGAATGCCACTATCTAAAAAGCTAGCATCTATGGATGAGAATATTGCATCTGCCAAGAACATGACCCTAACACTTTCAAATGAGTATCAGGGCATTACATCCGATGCAGATGGCAATATTCCAACATTTCCAACAGTGGCAACCACAGCGTCAGTTATGTATGGCTCACAGGATGTAACCAATGATTGCAGTTACACGATTACGAAATCCGACAGCGTGACCGGCTCTTGGGATGTCAATACGCACACCTATACAGTCACAGGACTGATAGCTGATAACGGATGGGTGGATATTAAAGCCACTTACCTGCAAACCTTGTCCATCACAAGAAGATTCACGATTGCCAAGCTTAAAGCTGGAAAGAACGGAGTCAATGGGCTGGATGGTTTGCAAGGCGAAAAAGGCGAACAAGGAGTTCCCGGAAAAGATGGCAAAGATGGAACAAATGGAGTAGACGGCAAGACATCATATTTCCACATCAAATATAGTTCCGTGGCAAATCCGACATCATCTAGTCAGATGACTGAAACTCCGTCCACGTATATAGGTACTTATGTAGACTATGAACCGAATGACAGCACAGACCCGAAGAAATATACGTGGTCAAAATTCGAGGGGTCTGATGGTAAAGATGGTATTGCTGGAACGAACGGCACAGACGGAAAGACGTATTATCTACATATTGCCTACGCGAACAGTGCTGATGGAAAGACAGGCTTTTCGGTTTCTGATGGAACTAATAAACTGTATATTGGCCAGTATACGGATACCACCAAGACAGATTCCACTGACCCGACAAAATATACATGGAGTAAGATTAAGGGCGAGACGGGAGCTGATGGAAAACCGGGAAGAACCTACATCATTGAGCCGTCTTGTAACGTGCTGAAACGTGGTTCAGATAAAGTGATTAGTCCAAACTTTATAACCTTTAAAGCGTATTATCGTGATGGTGATTCAGCTGCTAGAGTACCTTATAAAGGCAGATTTATCGTTGAAGAAACTGTTGATGGAAGTGCTTGGAAAACCATTTATATTAGTTCAACCGATGAGGATACAGTAACACACTACCTGTATTCTATTTTAACAAATAGTTCAGGTCAAGCAGTAGCAAGCTCCAATGGCTCAACCATTGGTATTCCTAGAGATGTGACGAATGTTAGATGTAAATTATATGCATCCGGTGGTACTACGACATTGATGGATATGCAGAGCGTGGCGGTCGTTATTGATATAGACAATTTGACGCAGGAGCAAATAGTTAGCATTCTGACTAATGACGGGGCTTGGAAGGGATTATATTATAGCAATGGGCGTCTCTACGTCAGCCTTGATGCTCTTCTTGGTGGAACAGTTACCTTGGGCGGCAAAAAGAATGGGAACGGTTATCTGAAAATTAAAGATGCCAGCAATGCTGTTAAAGGATTAATTGATCGCTCTGGATATACTGTATTTACAAGCTACGAAGAAAATTCAGAGTACATGAAATATACAGGTGTACAGTTTTCAAGCAATGGAATATTCCCTGTTGATATCAAGAAGTTCTTTGGCGATGAAGTAGATATTGAAATCGAAAATAGCGAAAATTGGGGAATCAGTTGGGACGATAACAGTCTAACCGTACATGCCACAGAGGTATCGGCTGACACTGGTACATTTGAAAATTTAACTGTTACTAATCCTGCATCTTTCGCAAAATCGCCAAAGATAGAAGACATGGAGTATACGACATCATCAAATACTGTTTGTTGGGATGGACGTACAGGATACAAACAGCTGATGCTAAAATCTTCATCTTCAAAGCGCTATAAAGATATCGGAAGTGATATTTCGGAGCAAGAAATTGAAGAATGGTACAATATTGAACCACTTTGGGCGAAATATAAAGAGGGATATCTAGTTGAATGGGATGAGAATGAAGGAAGATATATCCCAATGTTCATTGCAGAAGACGTAGAAAAATATTTTCCAGAAGCCACCAGACACGCCAATGGACTTGTTGAAGACTGGAATGAACGTATCATGATACCGGCAATGTTTGCAATGCTAAAAGCACAGAAAAAGAAAATTGACCAACAAGAGAAACTTATTAATAAACTTTGCAAAAAGTTAAATATATAAATATGAAAGGAAGGTACAAACCAATGTCAGTAAAAACAGTACAGGCCACTATTAATGGCCAGAGCTACAATCTTACTCTCAACAGCAACACAGGAAAGTACGAAGCAACTATTATAGCTCCAGCAAAGTCCAGCTACAGCCAGTCAGGACATTTTTACGGAGTGACAATCAAAGCAACTGATGATGCCGGAAACGTAACCACAAAAGATGCGACAGATTCCACATTAGGAGGTTCATTAAAACTTACAGTTAAAGAGAAAGTCGCACCAGTAATTGCAGTTTCCTATCCGACGGCATCAGCTACACTGATAAATAATAAGCCAACAATTACATGGAGTGTCACAGATGATGATTCGGGCGTTAATCCGGACACAATCGGCATCACAATTGATGGCGGTAGTAAGATTACTGATGGTATCACAAAAACCGCTACATCAAATGGCTATAATTGTTCTTACTCACCATCAGCAGCACTTAGTGACGATTCTCATACCATTAGATTTGATGCATCTGATTATGATGGCAATGCAGCTTCGCAGAAATCCGTAACATTTAAGATTGATACCGTACCACCAACTCTGAGCATCAGCTCTCCGTCAGATGGATATGTTACAAATAAAAATACAATCACTGTATCTGGTACAACCAACGATGCAACATCTTCTCCTGTAACCGTTACAGTTAATGGCAAAGCTGTCACTGTTGGTAGCAATGGCACATTTAGCACAGATGTTACATTAACATCTGGAAACAATACAATTACGGTCATTGCAAAAGATAGTGCTGGAAAGACAACGACAATCACCAGAACTGTAAAATATAATTCAAATCCACCAAAAATCACAGCTGTAAGTATTACGCCTAATCCGGTCGATGCAGGTAATACATTTGTGATTTCTGTTACAGTTACTGATGACTAATGATTACAAGAGTTTATGACTCATGTAATGAGTTTTCTATTGTGTTCCAGAGACGAGAGGGATCGGATCTCGAAATCTGGGACGCAATAGTCCCTTTTGATAAAGACGGACAGTATGTCATAGATGTTTATGCTGAAAGCAGTGGCGGTCTTACAGCTTACGCTGCTACAGTGTTATTTTTGATATCTGGACATGAAATTTGCGGGAAACTTGTTCCGAAAGGCTATACAGCAAAATCGGATAATTTAGAATACAGCTCATTGCTGAATTTGAGCCAACTTACAGCAGAGATTGCAAGGCAGTGCTTCACTGGACACAAAATATGCTGAAAGGAGAAAGAAAATGGCAATCAGATATGTCGATAGTAATACAATAATGGATTTAGGAGAAAAAATCCGATTCAAAAGCAAAGTAGAACCAGTATGCGGTGTAGATATTCCTTTCTCCATATTTTCAGCGAACTACGAATTGATTTTCGTTGATACAGATGCTGATACAGAGACTGTTGAAGATTCTGGAAACTGCAATATCAACGAGCATACACTAGATGCGTTAATTGAGCCACAAAAAACAGGAATCTATTGTCTGAGATTCATTTATAAAATTGCGGACGAAACGTGGGTGGATAATTACAAAATCAAAGTGAAAGGGTGATATGTATGGCAGATGCAAATATCTATATTGCTGGTGTAAGCATAAGCCCTAGTATAACCGTTATTAATTAACTGGACTTTTGAATTGGCAACGTATCAACCACCACCTCTTCACTTGAATTAATTTCTTCAAGCTTATACTTCCAGTGATAT